CTATCTCGTCAAGGAAATAATAACTTTGATCAGGAAAAATTAGCAGATCAATATACTGAAATAGTATTTAATAAGTCTACTCCTAAAGTAAAACGCGGTTATACTAAATGGACCTATGAGAAAGATGCTAAAAATATGGCAACTACTAAAATAATCGGAGTTGAATTTATAGAACATCCCACAGGAACTACCTATATAGTAGAGGAACCTGTTAAAGATAAGAAGGGAAATCATATACATGATTTATATGTTGCTGGGATTGACTCTATTGATAAAGGTACAGGAGATTCTATAGTAACAAATGGATCTAAGTTTTGTATTACCATAAAGAAAAGAACATTTGGTATGAATGGGGGTAATCAATATGTTGCTTTTTATATGGATAGACCCTTTGACGTTAGAGAAGCATATGTTAAAGCAGCACAATTACTTATAATGTATGATTGTAAAGCTAATGTAGAGGATACAAAGATTGGAATTGTTGGATATTTTAGAGAAAAACATTGGATACATCTCTTAATGAAACGTCCTCAATATGCTCTACAAGGTGACATAAAAAATCCACCTAATGCATTTGGTACACAAGGTACTGAAAAAATGATTATGCATGGGATAGAATTAATAGAAAACTATATTATTGATTATTGTCATACTATAGATTTTATCCAGATAATTGAACAACTACAAAATTGGAGTTGGGAAAAGAAAGGAGACTATGATATTGTTTCCTCTATGGTTATGTGTGAGATTGGAGATGAAGAGATGATGGGAATTGCCCCTAAACAAGAAAAGATAGAAGAAGATGTATGGCACGACATAGGTTATTATACTGATGAATATGGAAAACGCCAATACGGAATTATACAAAAAAGTAAACAAGCAGAAGATGCTATAAAATCAGCACTATATGGACACAACACCTTTTAAAGACTCAATTAGACAGTTCTATAAAGATACTTTTAATGTAGATTATATCTCAGATTTTACCATAGACTATTATGATGATGGAGATATCTTTAGATTTACAAGTAAATTTGTATTAAACCAAGAAAATAAACCTATTACTATCTCAGGACAATTCTTAACTCTAACAGAATTTACTAACTTTGCAATTAGAGAATTAAAACAAAGAAGATTTCCCACAATAGATTATTTTAAACTAGTTCATGCAGAAAGTTCCGAGGAAAAAGAAGCTAAAGAAAAACTAGAACAACACTAAAACATTAAATGATATGGGTTTACAAGTTATATCCTACAATAATAATGATAATCCAGCAGGGTTGTTAACTGCTATTTTACCATTACTTATAAATATTGAGACGAAAGAAATCTCTTTAACAATAGACCCATCTTTAATAATTAAAGAAGGAAAACTATCTATAGTTACACCTATCCCCTCAATTGAGGGACATGTAGGAAAATCACTATTAACAGATGGTCTTACTGTATATTGGGGTAATTTAGAAGGTCCATCCTCATATACTCAAAAGGAAATTGATAATTTTTTCTCAGGCATTACTCCTATTGTAGGATACAATAATACCTATTGGGATGCTGCTTATAAACACTCAATTATAACATTTGGAGATGTACATGGTATATCCGTAGATGATTTAATATATGGTTTAAAGGATAACTTATTTACAGGTCTAAATGATTTTCAAGGTGAAACCCATATGATATCACTTGATTTTCAAACTCAAGTAGAAAACCCTAATGCTATTCCATTAGTTTATATACTACCAACTTATATGGAAGGTAGAGTATTTTATAATAAAGAGGAAGATTCTCTATCTTTATATAATAGCGATATCACTAAACCACAAGTAATTTCTCTAAAAGGACATAAGCATTATCAACTATACCAACCAGACGGGACTAATCCTTTTGTCTACACTAGCAACGACGGAAAACTTCATATTGACGGAAGTATAGTTCAATCAGGGGTTAATTACGAAACTCATGCCGAACAGGTTTACACACAAAAGGATTATATAATTCTCAGGGATGGTGCAATAGCAGGTTTAGCAAACGGGGCATATGCTGGATTTCTTGCGAAACTGTATGATGGTGTCAATGACGGGCACCTTGTATTTGATAATGCCGGCATCGCGCGAGTTGGTGATGTAGGCAATGAGCAACCGATCGCGACGCGAATTGAAACCCCGACAAATGGCCAATTTGCATACTGGGATTCAGCTAATACAAGATTAAATTTTAAAGCATTATTAAGTTCTGATATACCAGCATTGAATTATTTACCATTGTCAGGTGGTACTTTAACAGGTGCATTAACTGTTAATGGAGAAATAAAAAGTTCTGTGACATCTGCATCTGTAAGTTATATAGGATTTTCAATTGCGCCTGCTTTTGGGGCACCCAGTACCTTTACACGAACCTTAATGCAAATTGATAATAATAAGGTATCAACAAATGCGGGTTATAGGTCATTAGTTTTAGTTCAAGATTCTATAACATTTGCTTCAATAGCAACAGTTGGAGGCAATAACGGAAATGGTGGAGGAACTCCATTAAAGTTTTCAACAAAAACATATATAGGAAACAATTCAGGATTAGTTATTAATAACGATACTAATCAAACTGTGAATATAGGTACCGATGTATTAAGTTCTACAAATCAATTAAATGTAATTGCTCGTACTGGAATGTCTGCTGCATATTTTGAAGGAAATGTATCAGTATTAGGTAATTTAACTACTTCCTCATTTATAAAAACGGGAGGTACAGCAGCACAATTTTTAAAAGCTGATGGTTCAAGTGATGCAACAGTTTATTCAGTTACAACACATACGCATCAAGATTTAGTAACAACTCAACAACAACCTGATTTAAACACATATACAGTTGCTTTAACCTTAAATTATAAACAGATATTACAAGCATCTTTAAATATATTTCCTGTTGATAATAATGCAAATAGTGTGTTAACAATTTCTACATACACTGATTCTAATTATGCGCATCAATTAGGATTTTCAGGGTATGGAGATATTTATCAGAGATATAAGAGCGCAGGAAATTGGTCACCATCTTGGTATAAGGTTTTTACTGAAAAGAATTTTAATTTAACATCAGTTCCTATTACTGCAAGTACTGTAACATCAGCTAATGGATTTTATATTGGAGCTAATAACATAAATACAGCCAATATATTAACTAATGTATGCTACAAAAATCAGAACAACAATTTTTCAACAAGTCAATCAATTTCTGGTATGATTACCGCAACACAACACAATATAAGTGCTTTAAATACAGCACCAGCATCAGCAACAGCAACAGGAGTATTAGGTTAAATAAGAGTAACAGCAACTTACATTTATGTTTGTACAAATGCTAATACTTGGGTAAGAAGTGCTTTAACAACTTGGTAATTATAAAATTATTTTGTATTTTTGTAAAATGAATTAATAAATTTTTAATATGAAACACATTGAAGTTAAAAACCTATGGGAAGGTTTGAATATCCTAGTTGAGTATATTTCAAAAAACAAGATAAAAAATACTTATCTTAATTATGGCTTAAAGAAAAATGCTCGTATATTGGAAAGAGCAACTAAACTTATTCAAGATAGTATTTCTGAAGAACTGATTGCTTTGGAAAAGAAAGCATATAGTGCTGGAGAAGACTTAGTTAAAGATTTGGAAGATAAAACCAATGCTTATCAACTTGGCTTTGCAACTCTAACAGAAGAAGAAAAAGAATTACATACAACATTAGCAAAAGAATATAATGAATTCTTACAGAAAGAAAGTGACGTTACTCTATATATGTTAGACCTTGAAGAAGTTAAACATACAGAGATGGAATTTCAACCTTCTAGTATCTTAGAAAATTTTATAAAAGAATAAATTTTAATAACCTAATACTAATCAATAATGAGACAATTTGATGATTACTTTGCAGTTATATTAGGACATGAGGGAGGTTATGTAGACCATCCTAGTGATCCAGGTGGTAAAACCAATTATGGCATCTCACTTTTATTTTTAAAAGGATTAGTATTAGCAGAGGGCGATATAGATCATGATGGTGATATAGATGGTGATGATATCAAAGCACTTACAGTAAATGATTCCAAAGGACTTTATAAAAAGTTCTTTTGGGATCCTTTGCATTTTGAGGGACTTGTGAATGAAGAACTTAAATTACATATATTTGATCATGGCGTAAATGCTGGTGTAAAAACTGGTGTAAAACTTCTACAAAGAATCCTAGGATTAACTGAGGATGGAACTATAGGACCTATTACTATTAAAACAACTAATAATTATCCTGGAGATATTATTGCAAAATATAAAGAAGCTAGACAAGGATATTATCTTTCAATCATAGCAAAAAATCCAAGACTAACAGTATTTCAAAAAGGCTGGTTCAACAGAATTAATACAACAATATTTAAAGTATGAATATATTCAACTACAATTCCTCAGAATTATTATCTGAGAAGGACAAACAATCTGAAGAATACTTAAAAAGTACTATAGATAAAGCTATTACTGAACTAGTTATGGATAAAGACTATTTAAGAAAAGCATATAACTACTATAATTGTATTAGAGATAAGGATCAGTTTCGTCATCTAGAAGAAAACTTTGGTATAGGAACACCAACTGCTATAGAGTTTGTACCTTTAGTTAAAAGACATGTGGATGCTTTAATAGGAGAACTACTATTATCAAAACTTAAACCTAAAATTACTTGTAAAGATTCTGAGACTCTTTCTAAAATAGAAATAGAAAGTCAAAAAGCAATATATCAAGCAGAATTAGGAAGACTAAAACAACAATTATCTGTAAATATTCAAGGTATATTTGGTCAAGGACCTCAAGATCCTAATAATCCTACACCACCTCCAGAAGATAATGCTACAGAAGATGAGATTACTAAATTAAAAGAAGTTACTAAGAGAGATTTTGTTTCTGAATTTGAGATTGCGGCTCAAAATATGATTGAGTTCTTCCTACAATCTAGAGAAATCAATTTAAATTTAAAAAGAGAGTATCTTTTTAAAGATTTACTTATTGGAGGGCAGTGTTACTATAAAACAGTTAAAAGAAAAGGATCTCCTATTCCAACTGTTGATGTATTAAGTCCCTTTGATGTATTCCCTGAAATTAATTCCAACTCTCCCTATATAAATAAATCTCGTAGAATAGTGTATGTAAAATACATGTCTAAAGAAGAAATTATTTTTGAATTTGGAGATAAAATGAGCAAGGATGAATTAGAAATGTTACAAGGAGTAAACCTTGAAGCGTTTTCTCATAATGTTTATTATATACGAGCAGAATCGGGAGGTATTGTTTCTAATGTAGAAGCAACTATTCCAGGAACTTACCCTTATTATAATGATAATTTTTCAAGTAACAATAGGTATCCTGTATATTATGTGGAATGGTTAGAAAATAATAAGATTGAGGTAGGAGATGAAGAGTATTATCAATTAGATAGATATAAAGGAGCTAGAATTGGTTCAGAAATCTATTTAGATATGGGCAAAGATGAGGATGTAGTACGTAGTATGGAAGATCCTTATAGTTGTACATTGACTATTAATGGAATACAAATGACTTCACGTTCTGGTAAACCATTCTCCATGGTATTATCCACAGCTAACTTACAAGATAGATATGATTTATTACATTGGTATCGTGATACTTTAATTGCTAATTCTGGTGTTAAAGGGGACTTTATGGATGTCTCTACTCTCCCAATGTTTCTAGGAACATCTCCAGAAGAAAGACTTTTAAAATATAAAGCTTATAAAAAATCTGGTACAGCATTATTTAATTCGGCTCAAGAAGGTAGAGGCCAACCAATGAACACTACATTTGCTGGATTTGATGACACTGTTTCAGGACAATCTATTCAGGCTATACAATTAGCTATAACTCAAACAGAAGATATATGTTCAGCTATTACCGGAGTCTTTAGAGAAAAACTTGGTGATATAGAACAAAGAGATGCTGTAACAAATGTTGCAGTAGGTATGAAAAATTCTGCAGTTATTACTAAGCAATACTTTAATACATTAGATGGAGTTGTAAAAGAACTTCTTACAGATATGTTGAATGTGGCTAAAAAATCTTTAAAGGGAGAATTTAAAGGCTCTTTAATATTAGGTTCTCGTCTCTCTAAAATTTTTACAGTGCTTCCAGAACACTTATCTTTTACTGATCATGATATCCATATTGGAGATAGTGAACAAATTACAAGAGATATAGAGTTAATTAAGAGTATGACTATGGAACTAATGAAAGGTGGTTTAGTACAACCTGAACTTCTCTTTGAAACTATTACTACAGAGAGTTTAACTGAATTTAAAGAGTCTGGTCTTAATGCTATTAAGAAACAAAAAGAAGAACAAGGTGTTACACAACAACTTCAACAACAAGTTGCACAACAAACACAACAACTGAAAGAAGCTCAAAGTCAAATTCAACAACTTACTACTAAACTTCAAAGTCAAGATCAAACAGACATTCAAGTTAAGCAAGGAGAATTGCAAATGAAGACTGAACAAGGGGCTACTAAACTTAAAGATGATAGAGAATACAAAACTAGAGAACTTGCTTTAAAAGAAAAACAAATTCAAGCAGAGGTTCTACAATTAGGAGATAGTAATAATAAAAATGATGAAATTAAAAATATAGCATGAACATAACAAATTATAAAACGGGATTTACCATAAATGCTTCTACTTTGGTAGATCAGATAGTACTTACTACGGTAAGTTATTTAGGTCTAGATAAAACTGTATTAGTACAATCATTTCTAACTAATGCCAGTAGCACTTATGATTTTTTACAAGATGGTGTATTTCAAATAGATCAAATGATACTCTCCACTATTGTAGGCCCAACAGGATATTATTCTACAGCAGGTAAAGTATACTATAATACTGTATTAGTTACAGATTATACTACTATGTTGACTAATACTGCACTAACTAAAGATTCATTAAAGATTATAGTAATTACTGATATAGAACGTTGTTATCAAGAGATTCTTCAGAAACTCTTAGATGACAAATTATATAGAAAATGTACTACTACTGCTTATGAGAAGGAAGTATGTGATCTATTGCAGATGGCTCTCTCTTCTATTAAATTCTCAGCTGAACTAGGTTTAGTTTATCAAGCTCAAAGGATTATAGAATCTATTAAAGCTTCTTGTAGTATATGTAATTTCTCTGGAGTAAGTGTTTACAATGTAAACTGCGGATGCCATGAATGAACTACAACTTAAATTAATTATGAGTTTCATTAAATTATTAGAATCTTATGAGGTGGGTAATCCCCTACCTTATAAGGATCTAAAGTTCTCAATAGAAACTTTTGAGATGAATTTACTCTCACCACAAAAATATTACGAACTCATATGGGACAACCTATAATTTTAAATGGAGAGATAATTACCCAAGATGAAAATACTCCTACTAGAAATACTGATACTGTACTCATAGTACCTACTGCAATAAATGTATCTCCTTCTCATTTTGATGATCCTATCATCATTTATGAAGATAATATATCTCCA